AATGACCGGACCCGATTACATTAAACGATACCAGGCTCTGGAATCGAAACGCGCTGATTGGGATTCCTTTTGGGAAGATCTCGGGCGATATGTCCAGCCTCGAAAGTCGGAGATCAACACGGTTACCTCCTACGGGCCGGATAGCTCATCGACCGCTTTCCTATACGACTCGACGGCTGCCCAGTCCAACATGACGTTGGCCATGGGGCAGATGTCTCTCGTGTCGCCTTCCGACGAGACATGGTTTGAACTGAAACCGCCTCGCTCCCTCCAAGAGGATGACGATGCGATTTCATACTTCCGGGGGGTCTCTACAGTCCTTCGCGAGAAGATGGCGGAATCGAACTTCTACGAAGAGATTCACGAGATGTATCTCATGCGAGGCGGTTTCGGAACGGCCTCCCTCTTCTCAGCCAACGACGTGGACGGCTCTCTCTACTTCAGGAGCCACGACATTGGAACCTATGTAATCTGCGAAGACGCCAAAGGTCGCGTCGACACTTTCGGTCGTCGATACCCACTGACGGCGAGCCAAGCCGTGGGCGAGTTTGGATTCGAGCGCCTGCCAGAGAAGATCCAGAATGCGGCGAACGACCCCAAGAAGTGCGACGACCCCTATGAATTTATCCACTTCGTTCAGAAACGAAAGGAGATTAGGCCGGGGGCGTCCGCGAACGAGAGGATGCCGTGGGAATCAGTCCACATTGCCTATGACGATAAGACGATTGTCCGTGAGTCTGGCTACGAGTCTTTCCCCTACCACGTTACGCGATACCTTCGTTGGAGCGACAAGACTACCGATCCTTACGGCTGGTGTCCTGGTTGGATTGCGCTACCTGATATCCGCCAAGTTAATCTCCTCCAGAAGTGGATGGACGTCTTGGCTGAAGTCTCCGCCTTCCCTCGAACGATTGCACCTGCATCCCTTGAAGGGGAGATCGATCTCCGAGGCGCTGGCGTCACTTACTACGATCCCGTCGTCGACCGTGCCAAGCCAGAAGAGTGGGCTACTGGTGGACGATACGATGTCGGAAAGGATCGCATCGAAGTCCGCCAGGCTGCTATTGAAGAGGCATACCACGTCGACCTCTTCAAGATGTTCGCGAAGCTCGACAAGCAAGCCCAGATGTCAGTTCGAGAAGTGGTGGAGCGGTCCTCCGAGAAGTTGATCCAATTCTCTCCCACCTTCCACCGAATGGTCAGCGAGTTGTTCAACCCCATGATTCGTCGGATAGTCCAACTGCAATACGAAGTAGGAGCCTTCGAACACCTCGCCGTCCCTGATTCAATCAAGGTCAATACCCAGGAAGGTGTGACAATCTTCGATCCCGCCATCGTCTACACCAGCAAGATAGCTATGGCACTCAAAAGTCTGGAAAACTCCTCTGCGATGCAGACGATGGAGGCGGTCATGCCCCTGTCTCAAGTCGACCCCAGCATCCTTGACGCTCTCAATCTACAGAAGATGGTTGCAGGATTTGCGCGGAACACAGGACTGCCGGAAGAGTGGCTACGCTCTGAAGCAGAGGTCAAAGCCATCCAAGATCGCCGCCAAGAACTTATGGAAGCCCAGCAAGAAGCTGAAATTCAGAACCAACAAGCCCAAGCCCAGGCCCAAGGACAACCCCAACAATAGACCCGCATATCCCAATGAGCAGTATCGAACGTAACGCATCCGCCGAGGCAATGGAAGAGGAGAAACTTGTGAGAGAACTCTACACCAGATTCATCTCCACTGCCGACGGTCAGAAGTTCCGCAACCACCTCTGCAGACACTTCAACCACAACGCGCCCGTCTTCGGACGGAACGAATCTTCCCACCAAGCTGCAGTTCAGAGCGGGAAGCAAGACGTCCTAAATTTTATCCTACACATGAGCACCCCTACCAAATGAGCCAACTAAAGATTGAATCGAACTACCTTACCTTGGACGGCAGCCCTATCGGACTGGTCGACGGCCAAGAGATACTGTTCGAGAGCGACCTAGATACCGCACTAGAAGATGAAGTGCGGGCAGCCTTTCCAGGCCACACTCTCCTCGTGGATGACGCGACCACCATCCCTCTAACCACCCCTAAGAAGAAGCGGGCAGCGAAGAAGAAGGTGGCGAAGAAGACCACTCGGGAGAAAATCGAGGAGTCGGGAGCGGAAGACATCCCATCTATCAACGAGATCGAAGCCGCCAAGGAAGTCCTTTCTAGGGCGGAAGGTCGTTTCATCGAGCCTCCAGACCCCAACGCTTTGATGGGAGACAAGGACCACTACACCGTCAAGTATCTCCATGAGAACGACTGGGATCTATTCTGCAAGACCTACCGGGTAAGGGACGGTCAGGAGAAGCAAGACCTCGACCAAGCTCCCCGCAACCCATACTACGCTGGTCGCAAGACTATCCTGACCGTCATTGGCTAACCCTCTTAGACTATGTCTCTTATTCCAGAAGGAGTCGCTGCCGCAGCGACCGAACCAGTCGCAGGAACCCCAACGGAACCCGTCGTCGCCCCATCTTTCAACTTCTCCGAACTCCACGAAGGTGGGGTTTACAAGGAAGGTTTAGATTGGGCGAGGGCGCTAGAACCGTTGGGCCTACAGGACCAACACGGTCTGTTCTCCAAATACAAGAACGTGGGGGAGACGCTCAAAGGAATGGGCGGACTCTCTAAGCTTGCGGGAGGGAAGGCCGAAGGGCTCAAATACCCAAGCGATCCAGAGGACGCAGCCGCCGTAGCCGCATGGCGAGCGGGCGTCGGAGCCCCCGAAACCGTGGAAGGATACAACCTAGACGCCCCCGAAGAACTTCCTGAAGGCATGGACTGGAACCGGGAGATGGCAGGCGAGTACGCGAACGTGCTACACAAGCACCACGCATCCCCAGCACTCGTCTCAGAACTGCTAAGTTTGAACACGAAGCTGGCAGTTGAGCAGCACAACCTTCAGAACGTTGACTCTACGAACGCAGAGGCAGCCGCGCTGGAAGAACAGTCCAAACTCCTCACAGCCGAATATGGAGCCTCACTCCCCGGCGTGATGGCGAAGGCTGCACGAGCTGCCATCGCAGCGGACCTCGACCCAGCCTCCTCACTGTTCAACACCGCCGCAAATGTAAAAGCTTTCGCAAAATATGCAGATTTAATTGGCGAAGACAACCTTCCTATGAATACTGCCGACGTCCACCAAACCGCCCAGCACGAAGCGGACGCGATCATGAAGGACTCGAACCACCCCGACAACGCAGCATACTACGCTGGCGACAAAGCAGTCTTCGCTAAAGTATCCACTTTATTGGAGAGAGCAGCCAGAGCCAGATAACATTTTTCTGCCCCATAGTGCCCTCAGAGCGCCCCACACCTGACGCATTCCAGGTGTGGGGCGTTTTGCTTGACAGAGGTGACGAACGTGAGCTATACTGCTCGTGACAGATACCTCAAGATTAAGAGCCTCGCCTAGAGATACCTCTGAAAGATCGGGAGCCTGACGCTAAACCCGTTACCCTAACCTTCAGATTTTATTTCGTAAATGAGCACCGCTCTAGATATTCCTCAATTTTTGCCGACCCAATTCGGGACGGCATGGCAGCACTTAAACCAGCAGAAGCTGACGCGTATGCGTGGCACTGTTGACGTCGACTCCGACATCGTCGGAGAGCGCAAGAGCTACAATCAATTCGGCATCATCGATGACGAAGAGATCACCACACGCTTTGGAGACACGGTCGATATGGGCCGCCAAGACTTCAAGCGATGGATCTCCCTCAAACCATACCACCGGACTGACTGGTATGAAGAGTTTGACGAGCAACTCTTAGGCAACATCGCCCTCCCCAAGTCGGAGACTCTAGAGAGTCACCGCATGGCTTTCGGCCGTCGAGTTGATAAGGTCGTCATCGCAGCTCTCGCCGACCCCGCCACCACCGGCGAAGAGGGAACTGAGACTACAGCCCTTCCCGCATCCCAAATCGTGGCAGTCAACTACACTGGCGGAACCCCTGCCAATTCCAACCTCACGTTGGCGAAACTGATCAAAGCCAAGTCCATTCTCGGAAAGAATGAAGTGACAGGCTTCGACGCCGAAGACCAGAAAGAGATCATCTTCGTCTACACACAAGACCAACTCGACAACCTCTTAGAGAATGTCGACGAGATCAAGAATTCCGACTACACTCAGGTGAAGGCCTTAGTGGCAGGCGAGGTCAACTCCTTTATGGGAATGCGCTTCATCCGCACGGAACTCCTCGACATCACTTCCGACATTCGCTCTTGCTTCGCTTATGTGAAGTCTGCGATCAAGTTGGGCGTGGGTCAAGAGATGACCACTCGCATGTCCATCCGCAACGATAAGAGCGACGCTCTCCAGATCCGCTCCAAGTGGCGTATCGGAGCCACCCGCATGCTCGAAGCCGAAGTGGTTAAAGTCCTCTGTGATGAGACCGCCTAACCAATAGCCAAACCACAACAAACTTAAATACCTAATATTATGGCTAATTTCTACACAGCAGAGGCAGCTTTGCAAGCATCTAACGTCGACCGCACTCGAATCAGCGCCGAAGACGTTGGCGGTCGTCAGCGTATCGCCATCGTGAAATACACGAGCGTCGGAACGGAGGAGAATGGAAATACTCTCCAACTCCTCAAGGTCACCCAACCGGTCATCGTAGATCCCACCCAAAGCACCATCTGGTGTGGGGGCATCTTCGCTGGCACCTCGGCCACGATTGACATCGGAGACGATCCACTTTGGACCGTCACCCCAGACATTGATCGCCTATGCGACGGTGTCTCGATCTTCTCGGCTGGCTTACGCCTCTGGACTTCGGGAACTCTACCTGCAGCCGTTAGTGTCCCTTACACGACGGTTGAAGCTGGTTACCTCACCGCCACCCTAAACCTTGGCGCAACCGCAACTGCAGGAATCGACCTCACATTCAGGATCGTCTACACGATCAAATAACCTTTCTCACTGGGATATGAGACAATCGATAGGGGGGAGAGCAGCGACTCTGCCCCCTATCTTCTTTTAGGGCTATGGCAAACGCCGATCAAATCGTAAACTTCGCTCTCGCACGATTAGGTGCTGAGAGAATTTTTAGTCTCGACGACACAGACTCGGAGAACGCACGTCTCTCCAAGATCCATTACGATCAGACCGTCAAACAAGTTCTTCGGAGCCACCCCTGGAACTGTTGTACTGAGAGGGCCACCCTCGCTCGTGAGACAGACGCTCCACCCTTTGGTTACCTCTACTCGTATCAGCTACCCGGTAACTTCCTCCGCGCCCTCTTCGTCAATGACGCGAACGCCTACGGGCCGAGAGAGGTCTGGAAGATCGAGAAGAACAGCCTCCTCTCAGACGACACCGCCATCCAGCTCGTCTACATCTATTGGGAGACGGACGCCGAGCGATACGATGAGCTGCTCGTTGAGGCGATCACAGTTCTCTTGGCGTCGAAACTAGCCGCCCCTGTCACCGGGAGGGCTGGAGAAGGTGTTGGGCTCCTGCAAGAATACAATCAGATGGCATTTCCCAAAGCCAGAGTTGTCGACGCACAAGAAGACAGTTCCAACGAAAACCACCCGCTACAAAAGTTAGTGTCGCAGTCTCAACTCGTCAGGGAGCGCCACACCTGGAGCTATTAGTATGACAGTTAGAGTCAACCAAGAAGAATTTTCTGGGAGATGGGTGCTGGCACTCAAGGCGGTAGCGACATTATTGCTACTTGTAATGCCACTGATTGTATCATTACAGTCATGGTTGGTGGTCGAGAGTTTCGGCACCAAAGCAGAACTCGCAGTAGTGAATGAGAAACTGAACGTGGCAGCCTCCCATGGGCCAAAACACACTCAGGTTCAATCAGACCTCGCAGACATGAAACAGACGCAGGAGATCATGACCAGCGTGAAAGAACTCGTCCAACCCCTACTGTTCTCTATCCACGAACTCGACAAGAGAGTCGATAACCTACAGTAATGCCTAGCGCACCTCAGCATAGTTTCTCGGGCGGAGAATGGTCTCCGTACGTCTCGGAGCGCGTCGACCTATCGAAGTATTCTGTCTCGTGCGAGACATTGGAGAACGCAATCCTGTCCGTCTATGGCACTGCCCGAAGCCGCCCAGGAACTGAATTCATTGCCGCCGCCAAATACGCGGACCGGGAATGTAGGCTTATCAAGTTCCAATTCTCCGAGACCACCACCTTCATCCTAGAGGTCGGAGACCTCTACATGAGATTCTACTCCAATGGCGTAGCCGTGGAGACGGGCGGAGTTGTCTACGAGATCGCCTCGCCCTATACTGCCGCCCAGCTTCGGGACGTCCAATACTCACAGATCAATGACGAGATGCGCCTCGTCCATCCTGACCATCCTCCCTATATACTGCGCAGGCTGTCCGATATATCATGGACATTGGCTGAGATCAGATACACCGAGCCCGCTCTTCGAGACGAGAACCTCGACGAGACCATGACCATCACGCCGAGCGATGTCTGGGGGACGGGGATCACGCTAACGGCTGCAGGCCACACCTTCAACGAGAAGGTCGTCGGAAGTTATTACCGAGTCGGTCACACCCGGACGACCGGATATGTAAAGACTCCGATTTCCACTATCGGCTCGGTGGAATCTTCTGTAACGTCATGTGGTGCTGGAGTAGCAGGAACTCGGACTTGTAGAGACGACACAGGGACCGAACGACTTCCTGTTCAGGCATTTCAGACTGGGAAGTCTTCCGTTCTGCGAGTCCGGGGCGACTGGGAGGTATTTACCAGTGGCACTTGGGACGCGACCCTCGTCCTCGAACGACGGAAGAATGAGGGAGAGTGGAAGACCATTCGGAGTTGGGATGGAGAAAATGATCGCAACATTACAGCGACTGGGACGGAGTTGGAAGACGACGTCGAAATGCGAGTACGCGTAACTAGATTTAAGAAAAGCCCCAACGTCGTCGTGGGGAGCGCACGCATCCTCCTAGAAGTCGTCAGCGCAGAGGTGTATGGGATGGTCAAGATAACTGCCGTGGCTGACGGAGGCGTAACCGCCACTGCAGACGTCATTACCCCGTTTGATTCTACCGAGCCCACTTTCTTATGGTCTGAGGGAGCTTGGAACCCCGTTCGAGGGTATCCCCGAACCATCACGCTACACGAGGCCCGAATGGTCTACGGGGGCAACCTCGCCCAAGCCCAGACTCTTTGGCTATCCGACATCGACGGATATGACCGCTTCTCCGAAGCTGACCTTGAAGATTCCGATTCCTTCCGAGTGACCTTGGGAGGCACCGAGTTCAACATGATTCAATGGCTCTCCACGAGCCCGAAGAACCTCCTCATTGGGACCGTGGCTGGAGAGTGGAGCCTCTCTAGCGGAGATGAACAGAACCTCCTCACGGGATCTTCTGCCCGTGCAAGTGAGGAATCCTCCGCCGGTTCAGAACACATCCAGGCCGTCTCGGCAAACGACGTCGTCCTCTTTGTCAATAAAGGAGGTCGAGACTTGACCGAGATCGTCTACAGTTTTGAGCAAGATGGTTTCATCAACGCCAATCTGACAGAACTCGGAGAACATGTAACGAAGGGAGGCATCAAGGAGATGGCCTTCCAGAAGAGTCGAGACTCTATTCTCTGGTGCATTACTGGGTCCGGCACTCTGGCCGGTCTCACCTACGTGCGCAAACAGGAGGTGGTGGGCTGGCACCGCCACATCACTCAAGGCGCTTTCGAATCGGTCGCAGTGATCTCTTCCAACCTCGAAGAAGAAGAGGTATGGTTCTCCGTTCAGAGAACGATCAACGGGGCCACGACGCGCTACATCGAGAGATTCTACCCCGACATGTGGAGGATACAGGAGGAAACTGTAGGAGCCCCCGTCGACCTCGTCTACGTGGACGCAGCAACCGTGGCCACTGGCACGGATTTGACGACGGTCTCGATCCCCCACTTGGAGAACGAACTCGTCCACGTTTTGGAGGACGGGGCTACCACTCCTCCCCAGACTGCCGGACCTACGTCCATCACCACGGTAGAACCCTCTTCCAAAGTGATCGTCGGACTCCCATTCAGTTGCAAGATTCGGCCCCTGCCCATCGAGCTGAAATTAGAGGACGGCACGAGCCAAGGGCGCGAGAAAAGAATCCACGAAGTGATCGTAAGCGTCTACCAAACCAGTACCTTCAAGATGGGGCCGACCGAGGCTAGGTTGGACACTGTCTTCGCACGGAGCACTGAAGATCCTATGGACTTAGCGCCAGCCCTAGTGACCGAGAAGATCTCCAAGCCACACCCCTCCTTGTGGCAGACAAACGCAGCCCCTCTTATAGTCCAAGATCAACCCCTCCCTCTCACCGTTCTAGGGATTGTGAGAAACTTCACCGTCAAAGGAGATGCCTAGTCTTAAACTAACCACCTCCGCTAACCGCCGCTCGGTTGTCAGCAATTCGGCGAATACGGTGAACTCTCGTCCGGGCGTGGAAAACGCTTCTGTCTCAGACAACGGAAACCTAATCACTACCAAGACTGAGGACGTTAATCTACAAGACCTCATGAAGGAACTGATCGCCCAACAGAGAATAACTAACCTACATCTGTCAGTTTTGTCTGACAATGAATTCACCGAATACGACCTATGAAATTAGAAGATGCCACTGGTTCCAGTTATGGGGCCAAAGTAAACGCCAACAATCACCTCGCCACCTACGCGACTACGGAATCAAATCTCCAAGTTGCCGGGTTCAACGGTAATGCCTACAATATCAACACGGGTCCGATAGCCCTAACAGGGACTGGAGACAGTGCGCTTCTCTACTTCCAGAATGATGAGGTCGACGACTACATTGTCACGGCTGTTGAAGTTGGTATCGGAACTCTCTCGGCTACTATTACTGACTCCGCCCTAATCACTGTCATTCGGAACCCAACTGGCGGGGATCTCATTTCAGACGCTACAGCAGCTAGTATCGTAGCAAACTCCAACTTCGGATCTGCCAACACGTTCTCAGCCACGACGTTGATTTACAAAGGCAAAGACGGAGGGACCATCACGGGAGGTGCGGACCATGCGCAGTTCTACGCGACTGGCGGTTTGCGCGCAACTGCCGAATTGAATATCGTGATTCCCAGATCCTCATCCATTGCCATCAAGATCGACTTGAACACGTCTGGAGGAGGCAACGTCTATGCAGCCCTCATCGGACACCTCAGAGATTCTAACCTAGGTTAAGGAGCGGTGGGGCCGAGAGATGAAGATAGAACTCTACGAACACGACAAGCATTACGAGGCCATCAAAGCCTGGAAGATTGAGATGCCTCCTGTCCAAGCCCTCCCAGCCGTGGGGGCCGTGTGCGTCCATGCGAAGCAGACTTACCAAGGTGGGGGCACTCCAATCGCTTGTGTGTGGGCAGTTCTATCAAACTCCAACGGGGCCGCCTACCTCGAACACCTCTCCACCGACCCAGACGCCGGTAAGCTCCGTATCCGCGCAGCCCAGCTCGTAGTGGATTTCGTCGAGATGCACGTTAAGGAATTGGGCTACACTTACCTGTGTATGTCCGCCCGACATCCGGCCATAGTCAAGCGGGCTGAGGCGATGGGGTTCAGCATCGTAGGAGAGAACGTGACCAACCTAGCTAAAATCATTTAAAATGGCCTTCTTCGCTGCAGCACCCCTACTCTACTCCGCCCTCGCCGTCACTGCAGTGAGCACCGGGGTCTCCGTCTATTCATCAGTCCAGCAAGGGAAGGCGGCAGAAGCAGCTGGAGAGTTCAACGCCAAGATCGCGGAGCAAGAGGCGGCTGCTAATCAGCAGCGAGCCCACGAGAACATTCGTAGGACACGGACGCGCAACCGTCGATTCCTCAGCCGACAACGTGCTCTCATCTCGGGGCGCGGGATCGCCCTTGAAGGGACGGCACTCCAAATCCTTGGTAAGTCCGCTTCGAACCTAGAACTGGAGGTAATGGATCAGCTCGGAAGTGCCGACATGGCCGCCAACAAATCCAAGTCCCAAGCGGATATGTCTCGCTTCAACGGCCAACAAGCCAAAGGGGCCTCAAACTTCCAGGCCGGGGCGAGCCTCCTTTCCGGTTTCTCCAAGGGATTGGGTCAG